ACCGCAGACGGCGAACTGGCCAACGGAAGCCTCGTCCAAAAGATGACCGCGCCGTTGACGCCCGAAATCATGCAGGCAGTCCCCGAACTCGCCGCCGCCTTCGCCGCAGTGTTGGCCGCGATTCCTGCGACACAGGCTTATCTCGCAGCGCAACAGGAGACTCCGATCAATGAATAAGACCGTCACACTCACTGAAGATCAGGCCAAAGTGGTCATGCAGTGCCTCGACATTGCGACCAAGGCGGGCGGCTTGAATGCAGCAGCGGGCATCTTGCCGGTGGCGATGAGTATCGAAAAACAACTCACCGCGACCGAGGAGCCTAAGTTGCAGGAGTCCTGATCCAGAAGCATATTAACAATGAATGTCAGCGACCCGCTCAACATGTTGCCCCCCGACGGTTCTCGCCGACGGAAGGAAGAATCTCTGTCGATGAGCTTCGATGGTGAAAGATTGGCGCGGTTGGAGACCAAGGTCGACCTGATCTTGGAGCACCAGGAGTCCTTCCGGAGATCGTTTGAGAAACATGACGATCGGCTCAAACACCTGGAATCGACCAAAGCGACGATCTACGGGATCGCCGGAGCGGTCGGTGCGATGGGCGCTTTTCTTATGGACGGGTTGCGCTCGGCTTTCCTGCACCGATAGTAATAACCACATAACCTCTATGAAAAACATCATCGCCAAAGTATTGGGAGTGGGTTCCGCCGTGTGGAACTTTTATGCGCCTGTCCTGCGGGCGCTCTTCGTCTCAGGTGCCAGTGCGCTTTTGCCGTTGGCCCTGACCATCGTGCGTGAACTAGCCGCGAGCGACAAAACGAGCGCGGAGAAACGCGCTTTCGCCGTCGGCCGTCTCCGCAACGAGGCCACGGCAATCGGTGTCTTGGCCACGGAGAGTCTGCTCCGTTTCACCATCGAATCCGCCGTCCAGCGGATGCGCTTGGAGGACAAATAACATGGATAAGCTCAAACTCAGTCTGCTCAAGTTCCTCGTCTCGAAGTCCGGAGGGATCCTCACTCCCGTCATCGCGGGCTTCGTCGCCATGCTCGTGGCCAAGGTCGCTGCTTTCGACGCCGGTCTCGCCGGACAGATCGACCAGACCGCGATCGTGGGTTTTATCGTGGCCGCGATCATGGCCGCAGTGAACTACGCCACGAACGCGGCCCAAACTCCGGGCATCAAACGGATTCAGGCGCTCGTCAATACCGACCAAGACGGGATTCCTGGGCCGGTCACCTACACCGAGGTTCGCAAAGCTATCGCGACGAAGTGATCCATGAAGCGTGTTTCGCGAAAAGTGAAGCGGAAGACCAAAGGCCGTTGTTCGTGCGGCTGCTCGGGTCGATAAGGCCGGAGATAAAACTGGGCAACAAATTCCACATAGCGATCAAAGGCGGAGCGGATTTTTAGAATGATCGAAAAACTGGCAGATGTCGCGATGTCCCAAGTGGGTGTCCGTGAATCCGGAGGCAACAACCGCGGAACCAAGATCCGCGTGTATCAAGCGGCGACCAATCTCGCGCCCGGCGCGTGGCCTTGGTGTAGTGCGTTTGTATGCTGGAGTCTTCAGCAGTGGCTTGGGTATCCCGAAGCAAAGAAGTGGCTCGGGCTGAAGCTGATGACCCCCGAGAAGTGGCGTCCTAGAACGGCGCGGGCTTTTGGGCTGATCGAGTGGGCCGAGAAGCGCCCGAACACCGTGACCGTGCTGCCAGAGAAGGCGAAGGCTGCGGTGGGCGACATCGTCGTCTTTGACTTCTCCCACACGGGAATCGTCGTCGGGGTAGGGGCTCGGACGATCGATGTGGTCGAGGGCAACACCAACGGCCGCGGCACCCGCGACTCGGAGACGGGCGACGGGGTCTGGCTCAAGAAACGCAACCTCTCGCTGGCTCGTGCCTATCTGCGGATTCATCCGAGCAAGGCGTAATAACCCCGCAACTACTTTATGAAACACAACCTGAACTCATTCCGCCGCAACGAACTCCTGCAAGGCGGACTCGCCGAAGTGATGCGCCACCCCTCGGTGCAAGCGGCCCTCGAAGTGCTCCGCGATCTCGGAGAGCCGGCTGAGATGCCGGTTCCGAGCGATGTCGACTTTCTGATCTTCAACGCCCTGCAAAACGCTAGACGCGAAGGGTTCTTCCACGCGCTGCGTTCCCTCGAAGCCTTGGCGACCCCGATCAAGGTCGTTCCCTCGACCAAAGACCTCATGCCGAACTTGGTCGACGAGTAAAATTTTATGGCAGAACCAACCACGCCGAGTAACCCGTCTGCCCCGGCGTCAGACAACCAAACAACCACGACTCCGGAACTCTCCGAAGCCGGTGGCACCATGACCTTCGACGTGGCTCGATCCATGAGCGAAGCGTTCAACAACCTCGGCAAAGAGCCCACCGCTCCCGCGCCCGAGGCCCCGAAGGCGGAAGCTCCCAAGGCTCCCGAGACCAAAACCGAAGCCCCGAAAGCGGAACCCGCTGCGGAGCCGACCAAGGAAGAAGCTCCGGCCACTGCCGATGCCGATACTTTGGCTGAACTCCTGGGCGGACCGAAGAAGGCTGAACCCAAGCTCGACCCCGACGAGGAACCGCCCGCGGATATCGCGGCGACCGAGAAGGCGAAGAATGCCTGGGCCGAGCAGCGCAAGGCTTTGAAAGAGGAGCGCCGTAAGCGCGAGGAACTCGAAGCCAAGCTCGTCGAACTGGAGAAGAAGTCGACCGATGTCGCCCCCGACGAGGTCAAAGCTCTCCGTGAGACGGTCGATGCCTACGAGCGCGAGCTTCAGATTGCCCGTGTCGAGGCAACCAAGGAGTTCAAGGATGCGGTCGCGGTGCCCCGCGAACGGATCAACAAGCAGCTTGAGTCCTTCGCCAAGAAGTATGAATTCCGCGAGGTCGACGCCCGAGTGGCGTTTGCTGAAGCTGATCCAGAGAAGCAGACTGAACTCTTGGTCGATATGGCCAGCGGGATGAATGACCGCGATCGGTTCCGTTTCTACGAGATGGCCGAGGAGTGGCAGAAGGTCGAAGGGATCGCCAACAAGGTGCGTAACAACGCGAAGCTGGCTTTGGAAAAAATCCAAGCCCACCACGAGGAACAGCAGAAAGCGTTCATCGAGCAGCGTGGCAAGCAGTATCGCAACACCCTGGAGAAGGTGTGGGGCGATGTTACCGAGAAGGCTCCGATCTTCAAACGGAGGGACGGCGACGACGCCTGGAACGCCCAGATCGCAGAAGTGGAGAAGTTTGCCACGGGATTGAACTGGGACTATGTCGCCGAAAATGACCAAGCGCGGGCCGAGTTGGCTTTGCGTGCGGCTTCGGCTCCGTTCCTGTTTGGCCTTGTTCAGAACCTCTTCCGCAAGACCGCGGAGTTGAATAAGACCCTCGGCAAATACCAGTCGGCCAAGCCCGGCGCGGGTGGGGGAGCGGCTGATCCGATCGTCGGCACCGGCCAAGAGGAGAAGAAGGAATTCGACGACTTCTTTTCGGCTATCAAGTCGGGGTTAGCTTAAAATCCCTCCGGAAACTTCGGTGACCGGACGCGAGGGAGGGGGACATTTTGCCCCCTCCCTTTGCATGTATAATAAACCCGTAATTTGACAACCTTCTAAACGGGCGTAATTTAATCTCACGTTTACGGGTAGCGGCAATCATCCGGTAGAAATCAAATAGAGTTAGGTTCGCGTGTAAGCCTGTTCCGCGGCGGGGAGAACAACGTGGTCATCACCCCGTCCGGCTCCGCATGTGCGGTCTCCGACTAAGGCGAGGTAATAACCGCATAAATAAGGAGAACAACAAGCACTATGGCTTGCAATAACATCGAAGCATTGTTTGTGGAGCACGCCGGCCTTATCCGGAACAACGTCTCCAAGAACATCATCAACAGTGATTTCTACCTCAAATACCTTCCCCGCGAACAGTGGATGGACGGTCAGGGGACAGAATATCAGTATCCCATCTATGAGCGCACGCTCTCGTCCAGCCCGGTTTCTTTCACTTCGTGGGAGTCCTCGGACGGTGAAGCGGGCGGCACCTGCCAAACTGCCGGTCAGTCGATCGACAATTTCGGCATCACCCTGCGTTCGACCAGCCTGAAAAAGGCGGCTCTGAACTCGCCCGACATCTGTTTGGACGACCTTCAGTTCGCTTGGCAGGTCGAGGATCAGGTCAAAAACATCGTTCGCGTTCTCTCCGAGAACACGAAATGGGTTTGGACCAACGCTTATCAGGACGAGTATATCGCGGCTTGCGGCACCAAAATGGTCGCAGCGGCGAACCTCCCGTCCGGTAGCTCGTCCTTTCCTGTCACGCCCGCCACTTCTAAATTGACCTGGGGAATCCTCGAGGCAATTTACGAGCAGTTGGGCTACGCAGGCGGCGGCATCAACCCGTTCGCCCGTGTCGACGAGATGACCCCCATCTATGCGGCGGTCGGCGAGCGTTTCACGTTCCATGACCTCAAGCGTCAAGACGCCAACACCCGTGACGACTTCCGTTACGCTTTCGAAGGCTCGGAGACCCAGTCCCCGATGCTCGGAGCGCCCGGACTCTCCGGCGTGTATCGCGGCTTCCGCTTCTTCACGGTTGAGTTCCCGCCCCGTTACGACTTCGTCGGCGGTGCGTGGGTTCGTCGTGAGCCGTTCGCGTCGACTCCGACGACGAAGGGTGACAAGTGGGAAGTTTCGGATCTGTATAAGAACGCCGAATACACCGACACCGTGATTTATCACGCTGACGTGTTGAAGGTTCTTATTCCGAAGCCGAAGACGACTAGCCCGATGAAATACAATCCTCAGTATAGCTGGACCGGAGAATTTGTTTTCCGGAACATCCCTGACCGGAATTGTAACGTCGATTCTAACGTCGGCTTCTTCCGCGCCCTGTTCGCTTACGGCCCGAAAGTGGAGCGTCCTGACCTCGGCTTTGTGGTTCGCCACCGCCGCTGCCAGCGCGCCCTCGATCTGGTCGCTTGCTACTAAGGTAGCACCTCACATCACTCTGGGAGCTTCGGCTCCCAGGGTGCCAGAGGTGCTCCATTTCTAGCATGAACATCCCTTCACCGACCCCGCTTGTCTTTCCCGCCACCCCCGAGGTGGTGTTTGCGAGTCTCTGGATCAAGCGGCTTCTTCTGGAAAGCAAAACCGTAGACCAAGGAAAAATGGAAGCCGAGTTTCTCCCCTACAACGCCGACACCAAACAAATCGCACCCGAAAACTTTTTGATTAAGATGTCGACCGACGAACTTTGGAAAGCGATCGAAGAAGTTCCGGAGGTCGCGGCGGCTTATGCTGCTATATTAAACTCTGTCCCGCCGATGATGGCGTGGCTTGAACAAAGAAACCAAACACTATGAAATTCCCTATTCCCGAAGGCATGGTTCCGCCCGATGGCGTGACCGAAGGCTCCACCTTTGACGCGCTTGCCACCCTGCGCCTCGAATCTGACGGACTCACCTTGGTCGCCGTTGACGGTCTCCCCGTCGAAGGTGCTTCCGAGGAAGCCCCCGAGACCGACGCCGCAGCCGCCGAAGAGATGGGCTTTGACGAAGCCATCCGCAGCGGAATGATGGAGGAATAATCCCGTGATTGCCGATACGGAGCGTCTCATCGACGGCTTCCGCGGCCTTCCGGCGGGAATGGACGGCTCGAAGGAGCCGCCCCAGACACCAAGCGAAGCCGTTTGGTACGCGACCAACGTCACCTTTCGCGGGGGCAATGGCCCATGCACGCGCCCAGGGTTTCGCGAAATCCCGTCGACCTATTGGCGGGATCCGAAGCCGCGCCGAGCGGTGTCTGGGATAGTCCTCAACGGCACGACGGCAACCGTGACAACCTCGGTCGACCACGGATATGCCACCCGAGACCAAGTCACGATCGCAGGAGCCTCGGTCGCCGGAGCCAACGGCACTTTCCCGATAACAGTTACAGGAACTACGACATTCACCTATGCGTCCACGGCCACCGGAACCGTGACAGCCAGTCCGGCGATCACAGCGATCCGTGATGTCGACTACACCTACTCGGTCGATTTTTCTGACGGCCGCACGAGCCGTGATCGTTTCGTGTCCTATATTCGAGGAGCGACTTATGTCCAAGGATCGACCGTGTATCAAGACCCCCGAGAAGGCAACACGAGCCAACTGATCGTGGTCGCCGACGGATATATCTTGGCACTCAATTTCAACGATGCTTCCTGTAAACTTCTCAACTTGGGCGATCGGATATCTGTCGACGTTCCCGTCTACATGACCCAAGCAGAGAAATACCTCGTCATACAAACAGGCAAAGATGAGCCGAGAGTTTATGACGGGTATGTCGTGCGCCCAGCCAGCTATTATTGGAGCAACAGCATCCCGATCGGCAAGCAAATGGCTTACGGTCAAGGGCGGCTTTTTGTCGCGGTCAACGAGGGTTCGGAGATTACCGCGGGCGACTTGGTTTTTAGTGGTTCAACAACCGAGTCGAAGATCGTCAGTTCCTCGGCAGCAAACCCGACGGTCATTACCACGGCTACCCCTCACGGGTTTACCACGGGCGACCTTGTCACGATCGACACAAACACCTCGGTGATTTCTTCAACCTACGTCGCCACGGTTCTCACT